TTACCAGTTTAAGTCCTGCTTGCTGGCCTCAAGATCGCGGTCGTACATCATCTTCAGGTTTTGATAGGTGCACATATCGATCTGGCCGCAATACGTCTTGATGACTTTTTTCAGCAGTTTCTTATCGGTAGCCGCCGTCAGCTGTTTAAAGGCGTCCAGATTGCTCTGTTCCATCATGCGTAATGTGGCCGGGCTATCGACCCCGATGGTTTTCATATCTTTTTGCGTTCTGGCTTTGATGTAGTTGATCGCCGACTGTTTTTCCGCCTCGCTGCCTTTGAAGGTGGTGGGATCGACAAAGCCTTTCGGCATAGCCATCGCCGCCATAGGCAGCAGTAACCCCAGGGCGAGCAGCGTTTTTTTAACTTGCATGACAACCTCTTTGTGCGTGTAGTTTATTGAAGTATTGATAAGGGCGGGAGGATCCGGTTCCGCCATATTGCGACTATGTTCCCTGTCTGAGTGATTTTTGAACGAAGCCTGAGCGTTGAGAATGATGTTATTCCCACACTATCATCATGGTAGCTGATTGATTGTAAGTTTAATATACTGGAAGTTATTGTTTTGCGGATTATTTAGCTTGGCTTGCAATTGCTACTTTGGTGGCTGAGGGTAAAAAAGCCTGCAGGAGCAGGCTTGTCGGCTGCGGTGTAGAAGTGCTGAATGTTATGGCGAGGGCAGGTTCGTCCTCGCTTTTTTTATCAGCTGAAACGTTGTTTTGAGGCTTATGCTTCTGGAGTCAATGGCCAGCGGATGTTTGGGGCATCTTCGGGGGTAAGACGACTCAACTGCACCCGGTATATTTTCCAGCTTTTTAGCTTCTCCAGTTCATCCGCTGTTGCAATACCTAGATCGTCAGCATCTTGCAACGGGGCTATTGTTTTCGTCGCTTCAGCCATTAACCTTACTTTCTGTATCGTGGCACTTTCTATTGCTTGCTCTTGTGTTGGTGCGGGAATATCTACCCAAGTCGGGAAGCCATTTTCACTTGCACCGCGCATTTTTCCCGGGGGGCCTTGTTCAATAAATGTCTCCCATACCTTATCGGGAACAGGTTTAACATCTGTGGGCCAGTTGCCGAATTGCTCATAGCCAGCTTTATTTTCGATTACATAAAATGTATTGGTTGTTGCGCTATATCCATAAGTCATATTTATACTCCTACAGCCCACCAAAATGCTTGGCGCTCATTGCTAAACATGACTGCATCAAAGCCGCCATTCTGCGGATTACGAGCTTCAATATTGGACGAACTATCACCTACGCGGCTATGTAAAGTCATCTGAATGCCGAAACACTCTCTCTGATACCCTATTGGGAATCCTACCCAGGTAACGTCTGAAGCTCGATTAACGATTCCACCCTGAAATATCAGTCCCGAGGCTTCATCTTTGTACCACCAGGCATTACGGCCGCCGGCTACATGGGTGCGATTATTAATGTAATTGAACAGATAACCCCCCCATAGTGAACCTGAAATATTACCATCAGGGTAGAGTTTTGAACCGCCCCCGCCCCCGCCTCCGGCGCCGACTGTCGAACTGGCAATGAATTCCCCACCATTTCTGAACTCGTACCAGCCGTCCGCACCACCATTGGCAACATGAATACCGAAAAAGTGATGTTGGCCAATACGTTCACCGTGATAGAGGTCAACGAACAGATCCCCGGCCCCCCAGATGCGATGACCAGCGGTATTGCGATAGTTGTTAGGGAGATCTTCCATGTTTCCACGTTTTTCAACGTATGAATAACCATTGATGAACAGATTATTGTTGAGGGTCGTGTCTTCCCCAACATAAATACCGTTGGAAAATTCTGTTTTCCCCGAAACTTTTCCTCCCGTTAGTTTCAAATATCTTCCATCCGCTTCATTTTTACTCCAGGCTCCCACATCCGCAGACGTCGGTTTGTTTTCCGTGCTGTAGTACTGTTGAAATGGCCCCCATACGCCTGCGGGAGAGGTGCAGTAGCGTATATATGTGCGGGTAGTATTTGCACCAGCGTGCCAAAAAAGCTGTTTGGCGGATATTGCATCGTATTTAATACACAGCATTTCCCAGTTGGCTGCGGGATTAGGTGTATTTGCGGCTCCAGGTGCTAACTTGTAAAAGCCGGTTTTACTGGCAGCATTAGCATCGCTGATGTTAATTGCCGCTCCCCCCAGGCCGAAAGCGCCTACGGCCATCAGCTGCCCGCTTTCGGTACCGACGTTTTTGGTGGCTGCACTACCCAGCTGCAGATTACGTCGGGCCGTTTCTTTATTTGGCACGTCGCTGAGGTTTGACGCTTTTTTCAACCCGGCATCATTGACCTGTTTCAGCGCCGCCGGAGTTATTGCTTTGTTTTCATCCGGGCTGTTAGTGGCGTTTGACAACATCACGAAACCTTTTGCCGTGGTGGTGGCGTCGGGGTGGCGGCGTGAGCCTTCATGATCCAATAAGGCTTTCTCGACAAAGTCTCTGCTCGCCAACACCGTATCGTCACCGGCAATTACCTGGATGGCGTCGGTATTGCTGACGATCAGGATCATGCGCAGCGTTTGCGTACGCCCGCTACCTTCTTCCAACTTGGGTTTGTAGCTTTCGGCCATATTGCCGACGGCGATCAGTTCGCCGGATTCGTCGAACAACCCCATTTCACGCAGCCAGAAACCGCCGACGTTTGCCGGTATGATCTGTTCGGCGACGATATGATCTTTCGACGCATTGGCAATATCCAATGCGTTGAGCGCAGCACGGTATTGTTCATTAAGCAGCTTCGTTTGTTCTGGCGTGGGTTCGGGCAGTGCGCCATTGCCGTCGCCGACGGCCATGTGCGTAATCTTTAGCTGTGTCCCGCCGGCCGTTGCGGCGGCAATTTTTGCTGCGCCGGCAGTGGTTATTATCGCTTTATATTTCGTCATGTTGGGTATCTCTATCCGGGGTAAACGGTGGTGACATCACCGTCAAGAGCCGCTGCGCCTGTATAGACGTATCCTGCCACGGCTTGTGAAATTGTCAGGCCAAGTAAATGGCGACTTACGGGTTTGGCATCGGCGATCATGCGTTCCATCTCAAGGTACATGTCTTCGCTGATGCCGCTTTCCAGTACGCCGATATTGAGCCGGAAGGTGCCGGGTGGGTCATCGCCGCCGTGCCACCATTCGTCAACGTTAATCAGGTAGCCCAGTGGTTCAACTACGCGGCGTATTGCACCGAGCGTGCCCTTATGCCGGTGGACAAAAAAGGCTGAGGCGATAACGCTGCGTTTTGTCTCTTCCGGCCATGTTTCATCCCAGTGATCGACGGAAAAGGCCCAGGCCAGGTAAGGTAATAAATTGACCGGGCAGGTTGCCGGGTTCCATAAGTCGCGCAGTGACACCGATACGTGTTCCAGTTCGGCACAGGCCTGGGCGGCGGTGACTTCGAGCGGCGTTGAACCAACCGGCAACAGCCGGTTGGTTGCCTGATTCGGTAATAAATCGGCGTCAAACGCTGACATGGTTTACCTCTTGGCCGCGGTTTGCGTTGTTGGGCGCGCTTTGCCCGTGGCCACTGCAGCCGGTGCCTGCGGGGTATCGCCACGCTTAACGATGACGCGCGCAACCGACTCGTGCGTAGCAAACGTACAGCTGCAGTTAATGTTCTGGCATTGGTGGTAGCGTTCTTTGGTTGATTCGCTCAGGTAACGGCTGGAACGGGTGTGAGCGACGTTACCGCATACTGGACAGTGCATCATAATCAAATCCCTCTATCGTTTATTCAAGCTCTGTGATTTATATTACATCCGTATCTCGCAAATACAAGATATTAACTCGTAATTGAGTTCATATTTCTGTTGTGTGGTAAGTGACGTCATCAAGCATCACCTGTAGGTCCAAAGTGCAGGTGTATCCGCTGCTGCTCAGGATGTGGGTGATGGTGTTGATGGCCCACCGCTGACTATCAATCTGCGATTTGAAGCCGCGAACGATGATTGGCGTGCCTGGCACCAGGTCCGGTCGCCCGATAGCCAGGTTGATGGTGAACTTGGCCAATCCTTGCTGTATTCGTTTGAATACGGCTTCGGCGCCGCGCATCGCAGCATCTTTATCCCGAAAGACCTTGGGGATATTAAATATGTTGTCTCCGGCACCGAGTAGATAGTTGTTTGGCGATGTTTGAGCGCCAGGTTTTGCTGGTGGTGAACCGGCGGTATTTTTGGAGCCTCCCGGCAACTGGCGGTCGAGACGAATTTTTTTATTCGCTTCGTTGGGTTTATCGGTGTTTAGCCAAACGGCGCTGACGCCGCTATAGGCGTTTTTATCCGCGATATTGAAGTGATGGCTATCACCGTCATTGCGGGTAAGAACCTGTACTTGCAGAGGCTCACCGTTGCTGACGCCGCCCACTCCAGGCTTGAAGAATGAAATCCTCTGGAAGCGTAAACTCACCTTGGCGCCGTTGAGCGTCGCCAGCCGTACCAGGAATTGCAGGTCTGACTCATTGGTCTGATCGATATGCGGAATGGTTATTTCGCTGAGCCCTGTGTCTACATTCGGGGCGCGCAGCTGGTTGCGTTCCGATATTTGTTTAATGATGTCTCTCAGTGCAATATCAGAATAAGACTGGCTGCGTAATTGGTTGAGTGAGCGTCTAAAATCAGCGCTGTTAGCCGATATTGTCAGTTGGTCCGGTGCGCCGGTATGGGTAATGGTGTCAATGACGAATGAGCCATGTCCAAATAACGCCGAACCTTGCCAGCCAATATAAAGCGTTAACAGCGCGCCGCGTCTGGGCATGATGAGCTGGTCGTCGCTATCGTCTAAAGTGATGCTCAGAGAGTCTGCGGCAAAGCCGCTGACGTCTTTAAGCTTCAGCGAAATCAACCGGGGTGCGATGGACGCAGTAATATCTTTGTCATCCAACGTGATAATAAAGTCAGGGGCAATCTTGCCCCCCATTGGCAAAGCGGTGTCGGTGATCATGAGTTAAGTCCCGCAGCCTGTTTTGCCTTGTCCAACAGCACGCCGGCTTTATGCAACACGCCTTCCGCCTGCGTACGCAGATCGCCAAACATGGCGTGCAGCGACTCATCCACGCGCTTCAGCGTGATATCAAAATTAATTTGTCGTGGTTGGCCATCGGGGAACAGCTGCGTGCCGGTCTGGCTTAACCGTTGAATCACAAACATGCCGTAAATCGTTCCACTCCCTTCAATCAGCGGCCAGGCTCGCCCCTGGTCCGCCATTGCCTGCAAAGCGGCGAGCGAGATGCGGCCTCCCGTCAGTTCCGGCATTAACTGTCCCGCCAGGGTGATGGTTTCGACGTCGGGGCCGAGAAACTGCGAGGTCGCGCGTTGGCCTACGCGTTTGTTTTCCGGCCACTGATAGGTGACATCACGTTTAATGGTTTGGTAGGGAAGCGTACGCAGCTTAAATACGTAGATCCCAAGGGTTAGCATCATGGCGTTGGCTCCTTAAATATGGGCAAATTGGGATTGTGATAAACGGTCGCTTTCCCACTGCTGCTCCTGATTGAGTTGGTAATAGATATTATGAATTTCTTCGCGGTCCATGCCCGGCGTGGTATGAATCGTCACGTTATTGGTCACCGTTCTGTTGCCGGCCGTGGCAGCGACGCCGGGCGTTATGGCCGGTTGATAGGTCGTTAGCGGAGAACGCACTGCGTTAATGGGGGTATCGTGTTCCAATACGGGAGCGGCAGGCGGTGGCAGGCTGTTTTCCTGTTTTGCCTCCTTCTTCAGCAAACCCACTTTCTCCAGCAACCCGACGACGTAACCGCTGACGCTTTTCACGAGCGATAGCGGGTCGGTTAAGGCTTCAGCCAAGGCTTTCCCCATGGATCTCCCAACGTCTGAAATCTTGTTTAAGCCTTCTTGCGTCATTTTGACCGGAGTAAGGAACTCCTTGATTTCTCCTATGATGAAGCTGAACACTTCACCGATCGGCTCGAATAGGCTTTTAAACGGCGCGAGTGCTTCAAGAACACCGTCGATAATGCCGCCAATAAATGCGGAAATTGGCTCCCAATATTTATAAATGACCGCCGCGCCCGCGATGACGGCGGCGATGACCGCAAAAATGGGGAGGCCAAGCGCGGCAAATGCGGCGGCGATGGCGCTGCCGACACCGCTGAAAATACCGCCGAGCAGTGCGGCGCCGCTCATCAGCATATTGATGGCGCTGAGGGCCGGAACAATAAATGTGCCGATGCCGGCAAGGCCGCCAAGCAGTACGGCTATAGCGCCGGCAACGGTGATCAGCGTTGCGGTCAGTTCCGGGTTATTGGTTACCCATTGCTGCAGCGTATCCAGCCACTTGGTCGCCGTTTGCGTTAGCTCCCGCAACGCGCTGTTCTGTCCGCCGAACAGATCAATGCGGATGCGATCCCAGCTGGCGAACAGTTTTTGTATATCGCCGTCCAGGTTGTCGCCCCGTACCGTCACTATCGCCTGAGCGGCGCCGGCAACATTGCCTAACTGTTTACCGGCCGGAGCCAATTGCGCCGCCGTTTGTTCCAGGCCTGTTCCCCGGCTGAGCGCGTCGGGCGCTGCCGAGACCAGCTGTTTGTTCAGGTCCGTCAGAGGGAGCGCATAGCTGTTGCTGGCTTTGGCCATAACGTCGGCGATGTTATTGGCCTGATCGACCGGCAGTTTGAAGGCCTGCTGTACGCCGGTGAGCGCTTTTACCGCCTCGTCAATGCTGCTGCCGCTTGCCTTGGCTAAACGTAATGCGGCCGGCGCGGCGGCCAGCACTGCGTTGGCGTCATAGCCGCTGTTTGCCAGCGCCGCCTGTGCCTGCTGTATATCGGCTGGCGTATCGGCGCCGTTTTGTCGTTGGCTGGCCTGCTGTTGCAGCGCCAGCAAGTGCGGATCGTTTTGTGCCAATCCCAGCTGTGCCTGCAGAGCAGAAAGCTGCTGCTCAAACTGCACGCCAGGCGTAAATAGCTGCTTGCCGCCGCTGAACAGCGTATTGCTGACTGCGGCTGCGGGTTCGGTAAATTTGCCCAGCGCATCAATACGCCCCTGACGGCGGTCCTGGTTAACAAATACTTGTGCACGACTGCGCTGACGTTGGTCGTTTTGTATGGATTTGTTCGCCCCGAGCAACATTTGCTCCCAATTCAGGCGCTTACTTTGCTGTTGCGTGGCCTCATCCAGTTGCGCGGTGTTGACACCTTTTTTTCCGAGTTTTTTGCTCAGCCGGCCCTGCTGGAAGGCCAGCATTTTGCTCCGCGCCTGTTGGAAGACGGCATCGAAGATTAATTGCTGACCAGTTTTGATATCCTCCATAGAGGATATGGTGGCGGGCTGCGATGCGCGCGCCGCCCGGTTGTGATTTAACTGTTGTTGAACCTCGTCAGCCTGGCGCTTCAGCGCCGCCAACTTTTTCAGCTGTGCGAGCTGTTTTTGCGCATAGTGAACCCGCTTGGTCGACAGAATGACATCGCGGTTGGCTGCTTTTAGCGTAATGCCGTTGAGAATAATATCGTCGGCAGCCTGTTGGTTACTCATCGGTTTCTACTCCACTACGTTGAAGGGCTCGGCGACGCCAGTCGATCAACTCCCCCAGCCCCATACCGTTCATCTCCGATGGCGGCCAGTGAAAAATCACCGCAATATCCGCCATCAGATCGTCCACGGTCAGCACCGGGTCGATGTTTACTCCGCCGACTTCGGCGCTAAAAAACCGATCACCATGCCAGCCAGCGCGATCAGATCCGGCAGTTCCAGACGGGCGCACTCTTCTTTGGTCAGGTTCGGGTAGGTGACGCGCGGCAAAATGGTGATCAGCGCGTCCACGTCGGCATTTGCCAGCGCCGCCAGGCCGATGCCGCGCAGACTGCCGGCGTTGGGCTTGGTGACCATGACTTCGCTAATTTCGCTGTCGCCGCGTTTGATTGGGGTATCGAGTACGACGCTGGTATCCTGAGAGGTGTTCATTTCCATTGTTTTTTCCTTAACTGTGTTGGCTATGGGGTAAAGCGGCCAGCGCCCGGCTGGCCGTCGGTATAACGATTACAGGCCGATGGCCTTGCGGTGTGCGGCCAGCAGGTCGACGCCGTCCACTTTTTCGATCATGTTGACGGTATCGATCTCAATCAGCTCTTTGCCGTCGATGCTCAGCTTGAAGTAGGTACAGTCGGTCGAAACCTTGGTTTCCGTATCTTCGCCTTGCTTGAAGTCACCGCTGTCGATCTCTTTGTGGCGGCCGCGCATCACCACTTCCAACGCGGAAACGTCGCCGCTGTCATCGCGTTGGAAAGAACCGGTGAAACGCAGCGGTACCGCGTCGACCTGGCCCCATTGCTTCAGTACCAGTTCATCGATGCCGCCCATGGTCCACTCGACCACCAGCGCATCATCGTCCAGGCCAAAGTCGACCGATGCCGCGCCGTTCATGCCGCCGCCGCGGTATTTCTCCAGCTTGCGGGTCAGTTTTGGCAGGGTCAGCGAGGAAACCACGCCCATATAGTTGAAGCCGTCGTTAAACAGGTTCAGGTATTTCAATTTCTTTGGTAATGCCATCTTGTTGTTCTCCTTAGCTGTTTACGGACGCGGCGAAGTTCGCCAGGTAGCGATCGGTAATGCGTTGACGCAGGGTGAGGTCTTCCAGCGGCGGCACCGGGGTGTAGTCGTAATCGATGAACAGCTTGCCGGCTTTCAGGGTTTCCTGGTCGTTAGCGCTTTCGTCGTACCAGCAGTCGCCGTCGATGATCAGGCCGGCGGATTTCAGCTCGCGGAATTTGGCTTTAATGCCGTCGATCATGTCGCGGATCAGCGTTGGCGTCAGGGGACGATCCACTGCCCACAGGTGTGCTTCGGCCATGGTGTCTGCCAGCACCTGTGCGGTGCGGGTATAGTTTTCAAACTGGAACAGCGGATCGTCGGCGCAGGTGCGTGAACCCCAGAATTTGAAGCCGTCTTTGCGGATCAGCGTGGTGACGCAGGCTTCATTCAGCAGGTCGGCATCGGTGCCTGTCGTTTGCAGATCCCAGAAGACGCTGGCGGAAATACCGCTGACGCCGTTGACGCCGACGTTGGACAGTGACTTATGCCAGCCGGTCTCCTGGTCAATCTTGGCGCGCAGGCCGAGCGCACGGGCGGTGGCATAGGCAATATCGCTGCTGTTGGTGGTGGTGTTCCAACTGACGAAGTCAGGCCAAATCAGCATCAGCTCGCGCTGGCTGAAGTTTTTACGGTAGGCAATGGCTTCCGTAACGGTTTTACAGCCGTAGGCGCTGATATAGCCGAAGGCGCGCAGCTGCTGACAAATGGCTGCCAGCGCCGTAGCGACCTGCAGATTATCGAAGCCGGGCACGCCGAGAATACGCGGTTTCACGCCCAGTTCGGCCTGTGCCGCCAGCAGGGCTTTCATGCCGGTGTATTTACCGTTCTCATCGGCGCCGCCGATAATGTTGGAGGTGGTTTCCGCTTCGTCCTGACCTTCGGCGACGCGTACGACCACGGTGACCGGTTTGGCTTGCTCGGCAATGGCCAGCAGCGCAGCGGACAGCGTCCCTTTTTTACCGGCTTTGCCGCTGGCGGCCAGTACGTCGGTGATCAGCACCGGTTGGTTAAGTGGAAAAACGCTGGCATCGGCATCTTCTGCGGTACAAACCATGCCGATGACCGCCGTTGAGACGGTGGAAATTACGCGAGTGCCTTCGTTGATTTCAAGGACACGTACGCCGTGGTGATAGTCACCCATAGTATTACTCCGTTTGTTGGTTGGTAGGAGTAGGATGCGCTTCTCAAGGCGGGCGTGCACGTCATTGGGTATGTATCAAATCTGACACAACATCAGGAAAAATAAGGTAAAAAAACGCCCCGGGAGGGGCGTTGTTGGTGATGGAGTCGTGACGTTACGTCAACGGGTAACGGGCCTACAGTTTGGGCTGTGCCGGCCAGCTGATATCCGGCGCAGTCGAAACATCGACGGCTTTTACCGCTTTTTTATAGGCCATCCACTTTGACAGTTTTGTTTTATTGCCGGCGCTGATGTCACCGAGCATCAACTCAACCCGCCAGTCGGTGATGATGGCGTCGGCGTGTGCCAGCAGCGTTTGTCGCTGCTGTTCTGCCGCGGTGATATCGCCGTCGCGCTCCGCTGCGCTGTCCGTAACCCATTTCTTCCCTTTCCACTTGTCATAGGGCGAACGGGGGGCAACCGGCGTGGTGTCGGGCGGGTAATCACCGATCGTGGTCATGAGCTGCGGCTCCCGGGTGAGGGTGCCGTAGATCGTTTCGCCGCGGTGGTCCGGCAGATATTCCCAGGCCAAGAGGTCGGCCGTTCTGCAGATGGCATAGCCGTCTTTTTTGTCTCCCGGCGCGTCGATACATGAGTTTGCCGGCAGGCCAACGCCAGCAGCAAGATATTCCACGGATGAAGAGAGATATTCGCGCGTATCACCAGAGTAGTTAAAGACGGTAATATCCCCGGCGGTGGTCGCGATCAATTTTTTAGTAAGTTTTGCTTTAGCCATTATGCGGCCCTCACGATATAGTTAAATGCGATATTTCGCGGGCGTACGGCTCGGTATGCTGTACCCGTTGATGTCTGTGTTGTCTGGGCTTTATAAACAGCATAAGAAGGGTTATATACACCTATCTCAGCACTATCTGTGTCAATACCGTGGTACTGATTAAACGCCCCAAGTGCTACTGCTATACTCGTCGCCGCTTGTGACGAGAGTAAGTTGCGCCCACTATCAACGCCTTTCCCATCATCCCAACCACGAATAAATTCCCCACGTAAGTCAGGCAGTTGCAATGTAGGATAAGCCTGAGCCAGCAGCGGATATTTCGTTTTATTAAATGTTGCGCCATTGCATTTAAGCCAGCCTGCAGGCGGCGTGTCGGTTGGCCATGGCAGTGGAATACCGACGGGCATATCCGTTCTCAGCAGGCGTTTTGCAACGTCGTCGTTCACTGTTTTGAGCGCTTTTGGCGTTGCCGCCAAGGTGTCATCGGTACTGTCCGTTGCGTTACTCAGTTGCACAAACCCCTTATCCGCAAGGCTGGCGTCGGGATGGTTGCGGGTCTTGGCATGTTTTTGAATTTCATCATCCACATAGGCACGCGTCGCTAGAACGACGGCAGGGTCGATCTTTAACGTCACGGCATCGCTGCTGGAGACAATCAGCGCCATACGGATGGTCTGCGTACGGCCGCTGCCCTCTTGCAACTGGGGTTTGTAGGTTTCCGGGCAGTTGGCGATGGCCACCAACGTATCCTCTTTATCGAACAGGCCAATTTCACGGATCCACCAGCCGCCTTCATTTTCGGGGATTATCTGTTCGGCGATGATTTGCGCGCTGTTATTGGCATCAACGCTGAGGGAATTTAGTAAGGCCCGGCGCTTTTCCGCCACCAGCGCCGTTTGTTCAGGGTTTGGGGTGGGCAGCGTGCCACCGCCGTCACCGACCGCCATCTGGGTTATTTCCAATTGAGTGCCCAGTGCGGTGGCATTGGCCAGCTTGGCCGCACCTTGATTGGTTAATATGGCAATAAATTTGGTATTCATACGTTTACTCTTAGGTTGTCGATAATATGGATAGCTCCGCCTATGTGGCTGTAGCCGCTAACGCTGAGGAGCTCAGGCAGGTAGGGATAAACGGTGAACTCATCGCCGCTGTAACAGCCGGCAAAAACGTTGGCTCGGCCGTGTACGGATAAATTGATTGCCAGCCCGATCAGATGACGGCTGACCGGTTTGGCATCGTCGATCAGCCGCACCAGTTCCTGGTACATCTCGTCCGTAATCCCCTGATTCTGCACGCCGACGTCAAGACGAAACGTTCCCGCCGGTTCATCGGATTGCCACCACTCCGCGACGCGAATCAGGTAACCGAGCGGCTCCACGACGCGGCGAATGGCGCCGATGGTGCCCTTATGGCGGTGAACGAAAAACGCGGAGGAGACGACGCTGCGTTTGGTCTCTTCGTTCCAGCTTTCATCCCAGTGATCGACGGAGAATGCCCATGCCAGATAGGGCAGCAGATTGAGCGGGCAGGTCGCCGGATTCCACAGTTCGCGCAGTGGTGCCGGCGTTTCGGCCAGCTCGGCGCAGGCCTGCGCTGCGGCAACTTCCAACGGCGAGGAGCCGACCGGCAACAGGCGGCTACTCATCCGATCCTCCGACTTTCAGCGCATAGCTGTTGCAGTAAGAGGCCTGGGTTTTGTCCAGCACAATGTCGTTTTTCGGACTGGCCAGCTCGACGCGCTGTACCCCTTCGGCATGCAGCGCGGCGTAAATGGCTGACAGGCGGATATCGCGCCCCAGACGGTGCTGGGCGCTGATGTACTGTTTGAGTTTGGCTTCGGCCGCCTGGCGAATCGGCTCGGCTTCCGGGCCGGGGTAAAGGTACAGCGTCGCATCAACGGCGTAATTGACAATCGCGGCGGACTGCACCGTTACGCGATCGGCGACCGGCCGCACGTTTTCGTCGTTCAGCGCGCGTTCGACGATCGCCAGCAGTTCATCGCTGGCGGTGCCGTCACCCTCGCGGGACAGCACGGTGATGACAACGGTGGCTGGGCTGGGGCTGGTGGCGGAAACATCGGCGATGCGCCCGTCCGCCGAGCGTCCGTGGTATTCATAGGCGCCGCTGGAACCTGCAACGCTCAGCCCTTCGAATGCCTGCTGAATACGCACGCGGAAGTCGCTGTCGGACTCCATAATCGCTGGCACCGGCGGCACGACGCTGTTATCGGGTTTTTGCACTATCAGGCGCTCAACCTGGAAATTGGCGCCGATCTGATCCAGATCGCTGCCGGTGGCGTAGCCGAGCATCACCGCCTGCGCTGCTTCATTCACGCGTTGACGCAAAATCAGTTCGCGATAGGCGTTTTCCTGCAGCAGCTTAACCAGCGGCTCCGATTCCAGCGCCAGGGTGCGGGCAATAGCATCGCGCTGATCTTCAGGAGACAGGGCGAGTAGCCTGGCCTTACGTTCGGCCAGTAAACTTTCGTAATTTAACGGTTCCACCACCGTCGGGGCGGGCAATAAGCTCAAATCAATCGTAGGCATGGTATTAGCTCACTGAAACTGAAAGGGAAAAGTTATCCGGGGTGTCGGTACGACTGCCGGTCAGGTCGACCACCATTTTTCCGTCAAAGGTGGTGTTAATCGCGATATCGGTCAGACGAATCCTTGGCTCCCACTGCAGCAGCGCGCTGTAACAGGCGGCCATGATTTGTAGCCGCAGCGCATCGTTTTGCGGTTGATCCAGCAGCTCGGAAAGCAGAGAACCGTATTGACGACGCATGACGCGTGAGCCAATCGGGGTAATCAGAATATCGCTCACCGACTGGCGAATGTGTTCGATATCGTTAATGGCACGGCCGGAGTTACGGTTCATGCCAATATATTTTTCACTGTTCATAAGGGTTTATCCGTTTGGCCTCCGCCGTTTTGTACGCCGCCGTGCGTGTGGGTATGCAGCACGACGCCGTTAGATGTGAGGCTGCCGCCGGAGTGGGTGACATTACCGGTGACATCACCGCCCTGACGGACGGCGAGCGAACCGGTGACCAGATGTTGGCTGCACTCCACTTCCGGGGCATCCAGGGTAATTTTGCTGCTGGCGCGGCAGACGATATTGGCGGCGCTGACCGTTACCGCTTCCGCTGCCTCCAGCGTGGCGCTTTTAATACCGCGGGCGGTCAAGGCGCCTTGCGCCGGCTCGTACTCAATGACTGCACCGTCGCCAAAGGCGATATGCAGCGCTTCGGCCGAATGCGACGGTGGCGGGAAGTCATGGGAGAAAATGCCGGGCAGCACGAAAGCGGTGTCCAGTTCGCCGCCCAGCGACAGCACCAGCACCTGCTCGCCGAGGCTGGGCGCCCACCAGCTGCGGGCGCTGCCGGCGCGGCTGGTCAGCCAGTTCAGCCAGTCGGTGTGATTGCCACCGGTGGTCACGCGACAGCGTCCGCGTTCGAGATCGATCTCGCTGACGGTGCCGATACGGATCAGGTTGCGCACCAGGCGCTGAATATCGGGGTTATATGTGTTCATAGGGTTACCATGCCGGTAAGAGAAAAGGGCAGCAACGCGGCGGGGTTTGACTGCTGACAGCACAACAAAACCCGTCGCCCTGTCCGGGGTTAAGGCTGTTGCAAGTGGCTGATTAGCTCCCCATGCAGATAGACGTCGGTAAAACGCAGCACGTTTTGCGGCTCCGGCGGTTCCGGCAGCGGCGTGATATGCAATGCATCTTCACGCTGCTCGACCAAAATCCGTTCGGTAAGCTGCAGCTGAATGTCGAGCTGGCCGTTCTCTGTAACGTCGAGGCTGAACGCAAAGCCGTTGTTGCGTTTTTCCACGTTAGCCAGCAGATCCGGCTGGTGGTTACGCAGCCACGCCAATACGGTAACCATCACCAGATCGCAGTCGGCCGCATGTTCGGCCAGCGTCAACTTAAGCGAGTATCGGTATTCAAATGACAACGATGGGCCCGGCGTAGCGACGATCCGGCCGTCCGCCAGTTGCATCGTCAGTTTTTCCGGCTGGGCCTGCAGGTCCGGTAGCGCCTTGAACAAGGCGTCACGCAGCTGGTTGGGTTTTAACATCATGTTTCTCCTGACACTGTTTAATCGCTTCTATCTGTAATGCGCACTGTATGAGCGCGTGTTCGAGCTGACGGATATCGGCGCTGAGATCGCCGTTAGTGGCGAGGTGATTACCGGGAATGGGGCAACTGTTGACTTTCGGACAGCCAGCGTAGGTAATCTCCGGGTTTGGCGAAGGTAGGACGCTGGTGCAGCCGGATAACATCATCAGGCAGCCCAGTGCGATACCAGTCGCGTAGTTTCTTGTTTTCATTGAGTAACCCCTGTAACCGTTGTTCACGTTGCAGCGTTAAACCCTGAGCGCCGCTCAGCGCCTGACGCAGCGCCAGTTCAGCGCGCTCACGCTGTTGGAGCTGTTGTTCCAGTTGGCTGATTTGGGCGTCGCGTGCCGTTAACGTGGCCTGCGTGGCGCCAAGACGCTGCTGCTGCTGTTCCAGCGTCTGCTGTAGATGCTGGTTCTGCCATTGCGACGCGGCGAGCAGGGCTAACAGCAGCGCGCCGAGGCTGAGCAGCCAGCGGTTCATGACGACACCCCTTGTAGACACAGAGCACGCTCGGCCTGGCGACGGCGCTCCAGCCCTTTACTTTTGGCACCGTTGACATACACCCAGCGCGGCAGCTGATCGCAGGCTTGTTGCCAGCGGCGCTGTTTGATAAAGCCCGCCAGCGTGGAGCCGCAGGCGGCGCCGACGCCGACGTTAAAGGCAAAGGCGCTGACCGCGTCGTAAACCGGTTGCGGCATGTCCACGTTCATACAGCGCGCGATGCCTTTTTCCACGTTGCGTACGTCGTCCAACAGGTTGGCCGCCGCCTGACGTTCGGTGATCACCGTATTGGGTTTTACGCCCGCAGTATGGCCGATGCCGTTGGTCCAGACGTTGGCGCTGCATTGATAGGGCGACAGCTGGCAGCCTTCAAAGTCGGCAATCAGGCGTAATCCCTGTTCGGAGGTGCGTACCTGGCCGAACTGCGGCAGTGTGGCGGCCAGCGCTAAAATGGCGACGGCGCTGCAGCGTTTAAGAGTTGGGCTCATCGTTTTTCCACCGTTTGAGAATTTTCTTTATTAAGCGACTTTTGTAACTGGTAGCTTTTATGGCGGTAGTACCAGTTCACCGCGAAGGTGCCTACGCCGACCGCTGCGCCGAGCATGGTGGTGATATCCGCCGTTGAGTAACGGCCAAACCATGCCAGTGCGGCAGCGGAGAGGTAGGAGAGCGTTGAGGTGAGTTTTTCCATCGTTTAGTCCCACAATTTCACCGTTTCCCGCCTGGCGGCGGCGTTAAGTTCAGGCATTTCTACCGGATAGCCGTGCGGCAGGCGTGCTCCGTATGCCGCCAGCCCGCGATTAGCGCGATAAACCTGTTCCACCACGTTTTCTGTGCTGCCGTAATAGCGCCAGCACATCGCGTCAATGGTGTCGCCTTGTTGTGCATAAATTTTCATCATTACCATCCTGCGATGCGGTTGTTGGTCAGGGACGCAGGGAGTGCGCCCGGTTATCCGTAGTTTCCCGGCAGAGTCTTGTCGCCACAATGCAATAGGGTTGTGGGCGTAGTGACACAACGGATCGGGATAATTACCGTGGTGCGGATAAAAAAATACCCGCCGGTCGGCGGGTAAAAATTGGCAGCAAAATGTAGGGTGCGGGGGCTAGCGGGAGCGTTGCTGCTGGTCTGCCGGATAGTAGACGGTTTGATAATCGTTCTCGGGGAGTTCCTGCGCGGCCAGATCGGAAATCAGTGACATGGCGACCAGGAACTCGGACGGGGTGCACTGTGCAGCCTGTGATACATCGGCGATGAACTGGATGCGTGACAGTGTTAGTTGTTGTTTATCCATAATTTCCACCGTGTTTGCCCTCGCTTAAATATACTGTGTATCTATACAGTATTAAGCAAAATGCTAAATGGGTCAATGCTTCTGCGCGCCAATTGTTGACGCTGAAGACGGCAAATACGGATTAATCTGAAATGATAAGGAGGGATAAAGCACTCGGTGAGTGGGCACTGCTGCTCTGAGCCATGTGAGGCAAGGCGGAGAGTGGCCGCCATGCATTTTATGCCGTTATTTCTCGCAAAATCGAGCTTGATATTTTTCTTTAATTATCATTCCGGTGCAGACAAAATAGGCAACTAATTATCATAGGCCGATTTTTGTGGCCTGTGACGGTATTTGTATTTTCGGCGTCCATACCGCATTATTTAACCATAGGTTAAATAATAGGCTAACCTGGTGTTGATCATGCATTTTATCCAGGCTAAGTCGTAAAGTGTGACTTGCTTATGCAAGCTTTAATTGTGACCGGGGAAAATATGGCTGAAGATACTGTGAATGAGCGGGCCGCCGTCGGGGCCGTGATAGAAAGAATTCTGTCTGCTTACGGCATTACGACGCAGAAAGAGTTGAGTGAGATTTTGGGCATTGCGCCAAATAATGTGAGCAGTTGGCAGCAGCGCGGCAGCGTACCAGGCTATGTCATTATCAATTGCTCATTGACCACCGGCGCTGATTTGGCCTGGTTAATGACCGGCGAGTCCACCGCGGTGAAACCGAAGGCCAAGCAACAGGCGGCGGTTCACGGTAAAGCACTGTACGAGCGCGTACTGGCATCCGGCGGTAAAGGCGTGCTGCGTCGCATTTTGGACGCTTATGGTTTCAGCCTACAGAAAGAGCTGGGCGATTTACTGGGAATTTCGTCTGGCACTATGAGCACCTGGGTGCGCCGCAACTATTTCCCGGGGGATATTGTGGTGACCTGTGCGTTGGATACCGGCGTTTCTCTGCAGTGGTTAGCGACCGGAGAAGGGGAAATGCGCGATGCGACGGCGCAGTCGACACAAGCGGAAGGTGTACGTGCATTGCCGCTGTATCGGCTGATCGCCGGTCAGTTAAAAGATGGCGGTGAGTGGTTGGCCGACCGAACGTTGATTCCGTCCACGGCTGAACGGCCGGCGTATGTGGACGGCGGCCGCCTCGCATGGCTGGTGGATTTGTCGGTGACGAATATCGCCAACGGACGCTGGCTGCTTGATATCGACGGTAACCTGGACGTGTACGATATTGCCCGCTTGCCGGGCAATCAGCTGCAGGTCAGCGGCAACAGTGCCGATTTCCAGTGCTGCACCGATGCGGTTAAGGCACTGGGTATGGTGTGGTTGACGCTGACGCCGCAGGCGTAAAAGGTTGGCCTACAGAAATGTCGTAACCAGCAGATAGCCGGTAACGCAGGCGGATGACACGCCGATCAGCCCTGGCACGATAAAACTGTGGTTGATGATAAATTTCCCGATGCGCGTCGTACCTGAGCGGTCGAAACCGATGCAGGCCAGATCGCTGGGGTAGGTGGGCAGTACAAAGTAGCCGTAGGCCGCCGGGAAAAACGCCAGCAGTATTTTCGGTTCGACGCCCAGTTGTAACGCCATCGGCGCAATGGCGGTCAGCGCGGCCGCCTGGCTGTTCACCAGTTTCGAGACCAGAAACAGCACGATGGCGTAAGTCCAGGGCTGGCTTTTGACCACGTCCTCAAGCAGCAGTTTTAACTCCCCCATATGCGCCTGGAAAAAGGTGTCGCTCATCCAGGCGACGCCGAATACCGAGAAAATGGCGACCATACCCGCTTTAAATACCGCGCCGTTGGCGATCTCGCCCGGTTTGACCTTACAGCCAATCAGTATGGCGGCGCCGGCAATCAGCATCATCATTTGGATCACCAGGTTCATCGAGAGAGGCTTCAACACTCCGTTGACGGCGAAGGACGGACGCAACTCGGAGAAGGCGCCGAGTAATACGACGACGGCGATCGCGGCGAAAAAGATCAGGGTTGACGCATAGGCAGATTTGGCAAAGCGCTGATCCAGTAAGGTCTCACTGGCGCCGTAAATATAGGCGCGCTGTTCAGGATCGCGGATGCGTGCCTGAAAGTCGGCATCCTGCTCCAGGTCTTTGCCGCGCCGCAGGCTCCAGAGCGCCGCAATCAGCACGCCGACCAGCGAGGAGGGGATGGAAATCGCCAGAATCTCCACCAGAGAGTATGCACGACCTATTCCGTGCCCGGCGGCGATAATCGATACCAGAGAGACAACGGCCACGGAAACCGGTGAGGCGGTAATCGCCATTTGTGAGGCGACCGAGGCAACGGCCATCGGGCGTTCCGGGCGGATGCCTTTTTTCAGCGCGATATCACCGATGATCGGGAACATGGTGTACACCACGTGGCCGGTGCCACACAAAAACGTCAGCGTCCAGGTAGTCAGCGGCGCAAGCAGCGTAATGTGCTGAGGGTGTCGACGCAGCAGACGTTCGGCGTATTGCATCAGTACGTTCAGTCCCCCGGCGGTTTGCAGTACCGAGGCGCAGCCAATGACCGCCAGAATGGTCAGCATCACCTCAATGGGCGGCTTACCCGGCTGTAAGCCAAAAACAAAGCACAGCACGAAGATACCGATGCCGCTGATTAATCCCAGCCCCATACCGCCATAGCGCGTGCCGACCAATAGGCAGACAATGATGATGATGAATTCCAGAGTTATCAT